GGCTGTCCGGTGCCGGCCGGCGCGTTCGCCTGCTGGTCGAGCATCTTGGTCAGCGCGGTCAGCGAGTCGCCGCTCTTGACCGCCTCGCGCCAGCGAACCACGTCCTGCCGGGTGACGCCGGGGATTCGGTCCCACAGCATCTCGCCGGGGACGCCGAGCATTTGCGCCACCTTGCCGAGGCCGTCGATCACCGCGGCGAACGCGCGCGCGCTCGTGTCCTTCCACACGACCTCGATCGAGTCGGGCACGTCGATGCCCTTATACTCGCCGATCGTCTCGGCGAGCTGCTCGTGCGACTCGCCCAGACACGTCTTGGCGAGGCCGATCTTCCGGTCGCGGCCCGCCTCGGCCGCGGCGAGGGCCTCGGCCGAGAGGTTGACGAGTTCGCCGATCAGCTCGTGCACCGGGGTCTGCGAGAGGGTCGCGGCGTACTTGAGCACGGCCTCGCGAGACCGGAGGAAGCCGTCGAGGCTCGTCTCGGTGAACTCGCCCAGCTCGATATCGTCGGGGTGTTCCTCGAACGTCCAAATCTGCGAGGCGGCAGCGGCCATTTTTTGCGCGCGGTTCTCGGGCGTCCAGCCCTTGATCCATCGCTGCCGGAACGCGGTGTACCACTCGGCTGACTTGAGCGCGAACGAGCTGATATCCGTCTGATCCTGCAAGGTCATCAGCGGCGCGACCTGCCCGGCGACGATCGTGATCTCTTCCGTCCACCGGCCCGCCTGCTGGATTTCGCTCAGCGGCTCGTCGTCGCTGTCAAGATCCTGATTGTCGAGGTACTTGATCACCGGGACGTGGCCGATTTTGAGCGGGCTCGGGTCGTCGGAGAGTCCGTAAAAGCTCTTTTTGTCCTTGTCGTACGCCAAGCGGTGCACGAATGCCTGACCCTCGGTCGCCTCGTACAGCCGGAACGAGCCGTCGGTGCGCCGCTCGATCGCGTAATCAGGGTAGTCCGGCGAGTCGTCGTCGTACAGCGCGGTGAAGCGGCGCGGGCTGATCGCGCGCACCACCGGCTCGGGCTTGCCGGGCGTGACCACGGCGTATCCGGTGCCGTACGTGAACACCGCACGGTAGAGGCCGCTCTGCCGAGCGTCCCACCGGTTCGCCTGCAAGCACTGCCAGATGGGAGCGATCACGTCGTCCGGGGATTCCGGGACGTCGAGACCGGTGCCGGCCGGCGTGTCCGCGTTGATGTCGCCCTGCGACACCCGGATGTTGTCGAGGAACAACGACTCGACCATCGAATTGATGACGATGGCGATGAGGTTGATCCGGGACGTCCGGGCCAGTTCGCGCACCTCTGCCGGCGCGTCCTTCGGCACCACGAGGGGTAGCGCCTGCTTGCCGGTCGCGTACCTGCGCAGGGTGTCGAACTGCATGCGTTCGCTGGTCTGCGTCTCGTAGAGGTGCAGCGCGGCGGCGGCAGCCTGCTTCGCGTCGAGCACTAGAACACCGCCTTCCCGCCGGACGCCTTGCGCACCCGGACTTTGCCGCTATTCAACACGAACCGGCGCCCCATCCTTGCCCCCACCATGCATACCGCTAGGTCGACGTGCTTGTCAGAGTCGCGGGTCACCTTGCCGAGGGACACGCCCCACGGGTTGGGGCGCCGCTTCGCCTGGTGTGCGTGCAGCATAAGCCGCCCGTCACCGTCCCACGTTATAGCCGAGGGCCCGTTTTCCTCGATGTCCACCACGGTCTGCATGGCCGCTTGCGTGAACTGCCGGTTGCGCTCCTGCCCGCCGGGCGTCTTGATGCGCATATCGAAGAGCACGCTGCTGCCGATCTTGGCGCCGCCGGTCGCCCACACCTTCAACCGCTTGTGAAAGTCCCGGTGCCATCCGTCGATGGTCGGTTGCCAGTACAGCGCCTCGGTGTCGTCGTCCTTCGCCGGCGACGGGTCAACGCCGAACCACTCGATTCGGTACAGCTCGAACGCATAGCGCACGACCGCATCAACCTCGTCCCGCGGCGCGAGCCACCCCTCGCCGCGCTTGCCCTTGGGCCGCGACCAACAGCCCATGGTGAAGACGTGACCGTCGCTCAGCCGGCAGCCTACGAGCGCGGTGCAGTCGCCGGATTTCGAGCAGTCGAGGAACATCGCGATCTGCTCGCGCTCGGCGATCTTGACGTCCGGGCGCGCGAGGGCGTCGAACTTGCGCGGGTCAACCCATGCGTCCTCGGCCGCCGCTAGGCCGTTGAGGTAGTAGCGGATGGCGTCGGCGAGGGGAAGTTCGTCGTCGAGCACTTCGCCGAACAGGCGGTCGAGGTCGGCCCACGGGGCGTCCGCGTACGCCGCCCGCAGGGCCTCGCGCAGGTCGTCCGGCTCGTACACCTGCAAGTAGGGCGGGGCCTCGATGCTGTCGTACAGGATGTCGATGGGCACGGCGGGGTTCTCGGCGTGCGCGACGACCTGTTTCTGCCAGGCGTTGAACGTCCGCTCGGCGATGCTGTCCCCGCCCTGCTGGTGGGCGTTCGTGCCGTCGAGCGTCCGGGCCTGTAGGTACTTCGGCGACTTGCCGACGTTCCGGCGAGCGACCTTCGCGACCTTGTGCCCGCCGTTGCTCTCGTTCATGTGGTGCGTCTCGTTGACGAAAATGAACGTGGCCGGGTCGCCCTCGGCGCTCGTCTCGCTCGCGGTGAGTACTTCCTGCCGTCCGCCGGTGCCCTTGATGATGGTGCGCGTCTCGCCGCAATCGAGGTCGTAGTACGCCCGGGCGTCTTTCGACCACATCGAGTTGGCGACGCGCAGCACATCCTTGCTCTGCGCCTCACTGTTCGAGGTGATCTGGACGAGCGGCATCCCGTGCTGCTGGCCGGTGTACCGGAAGCCGTCCCACACGAGCTGCGTCGGGCCGCAGAGTTCGCCGTTACAGATGCTCGCGCCGAACGGATCCTTGCCCGTCCCCTTGGCGCCGCGCTTCGCCCCGCGCCGGTAGATGAACCGGCCGTCTTCCGGGTCGTAGCCGTACCACAGGATGATGAATCGTTTCTGCCCCGGGGTGTACGCCCATTGGCCGCTGTGGTGCGGGTCGATCAGACCCGGGCCGTCGCCGCGGCCCTCGGCCCAATCGATCAGACCCGGGCCGAGCGAGTGGGCGAGCAGATAGTCCTTCTCGCCCGGGTCGCTCGGCAACGGCAGCGTGACCCACGCGCTCGTGCCGAACCACGGGTCGACGCGATACCCGGGCAGCATGAGGTCGGACGTGCCGGCCGGCACGTCCGGGCGAGTAATGGTCGGGGCGGTCACCTAGCGCTCGACGGTCGCCGAGCACCACATGCCGGGGGCGTATATGGCGACGATCTGCTCGGGTACTGCGGTCACCACTTTTAGGTGACCCGCCTCCACCTTCACACTGTGTGCCTGTTCGTGTTCTTTTGCCTTGGCCGGGCCCGGGACTTCGACTTTCACCATTTTTAGGAACCTTTCGCCTTTTTGTGATGCCGGATAAGGGCACGCCGCTCGGCGCGCGAGAGCGTCTGCCACTTCGCGGGATCACGCACCCAATCGGGCACCTGGGCGCGCTGCGCGAGGTGTTCGACGTCGGCCTCGGCCTGCTCGACGTACGCGCTCAGCGGCGGCAACGACCCGATGGCGCGGTGCCCGAGCGGGTGGTCGGGCGGGTACGGCACGGCAGCCTCGTCGAGCACCGTAAAGCTCGGGCGCGCGCCCCGATTCCGCCTATCCATCGGTCGGCGCCGGGTCGGTCGGGGCGCCGAGGGCGACGCCTTCATCGTGCTCCGAGGTGATCGGGCTCGCGACGCCGAGCAGGCGCGCCCGCCAATCAGCAGTGACGTCGCGACCGGTGAGGCCGCAATCAAGGCAGCGCAACTCGCCGGCTGAGGTGTTCGGGTCCAGGCGCATCGGCTCGTGCTGGCACTCGGGCGGGGTGCGGTACGCGGCGATGCACGGGCGCCCCTCGGGGTCAGGCCAATGCGGGTTGCAGTTCAGCGAGTCCGGATTGATCACGAGGCCCGAGCCGTTGCCCTCGTTGTCCGGGGGCGCGAGGCAGTACGGCTCGCTGACGTCGAGCGACCACTCGGCGACGCGCTTCTCGCCGTTGACGTTGTAGGTGCGCAGCAGCGTGTTTGCCATGGTCACAGGTCCCTGTAGGTGTTGATGTCGGTGACGCCGGCCGGCAGCTCGCCGGCTGCGCCCTCGGGCTTAGGTTCGACGTAGCGGATCCGCAGGTTCCGCCGAAAGTCGGCCGTGGTGCCCATGATCTTCTCTCGCGCGGTGAGCGTCGGGCCGGTATAGCCGCGCCAGCCCTCCATGGTGCGCGCGTGGATCTCTGCCGTATCCATGGCGAACACCCACTCTTCCTGCGTCCAGAGCGCGCAGTGCGGCATGGTCGAGACCGCCCGCCACCAACGGAGCGTGGCGTCCGGCCAGGTCTCGGAGTTGGCCGCGCCGACCGCCATCACGCTTACCCCGCCGGTGGCGCGGTCGCGCAGCAGCGGCGCGCCGTCGAACCGGACGTCGTCGACCTCTGTCCAGTCGTGCACCGCCGGCACCCGGTGGCGAATCTGCGAGCGGTCGTCCTTCGGCTTGGCGCCGGAAACTGGCATGTCTCATCCCTCCCGAGGTCATCCTAGCAGGAAGCTAGTAGCCTTGAGTGACCGTCACTCTCCGTAGTCTGGTTACGGAGAGTGATTCGGACATATGGTGTCGTACCGGGCGGCGTTCTATACTGGCAGGCAGACGCT